TTATGCGTAATGATTTTCCTTCTTTGTTAATGACAAGCTATTATGGTTGGTAGACAACTTTATAAGAAACCTTGCGGTGCTTACGCACGATCAACTGGATTACCTTGCAAGGCTATGGGATTAGAAAATGGTAGATGCCGAAATCATGGTGGCTTGTCTACTGGTCCTAAAACAAAAGAAGGTAAACTCAAATCAATATTGAATCTTAAAAATGTTAAAAGAAAAACTATCGAGCATTATCGAGAGATTGCAGAAGGGTCATCCCCTATCGAAGATCTGTAAAGATAAGGACATGCCAGCTGTCACTACTGTTTACAGTTGGATGAAGGATGATGAAGAAATTAAAAAACAAGTAATAGATGCACGACAACTTGGAGCTTGGTCATTGATTGATGAGATGAATGAACAGTTGATGTCAGATAATATTAAGCCACAAGATGTTCAGCTATTGCGTGAACGCATGCATCAATCTAGGTGGCTTGCGTCAAAGCTATTGGTTGGTACATTTGGTGATAAGATCCAGGCTGAAGTTAAGTCTGATAGTAAGCTGACTATTGCTTGGAGTGCTGAACCAGTTCCAGAAGTTAAGTGACGATCAGTGACTTTGATCCAAACAATCTAGGTAGTTATGATGAAGCTCCTAAGTTGTTACACTTTCAATGGAATGATAAGGATAGCAATGTTTATCGTTATGTGTTGGTTGATGTGTTCAAGCCTAATCAGATAGATCATAGGACTAAGATATCAAAGAGACAGTTAGCTTGGGAAGAACAAGAGAGTACAATGAATGAGGATGAAGTGTTACAGAAGTATGGAGTGACTCCCATATATTAAACGTGGATGCACACTTCTCACGCACGCATCATGGAGTTCGTAGATTAGATTGCTTCTAATGTGCAAGTGATATGAGGTATGAGCTGCAACAATCCATACCATCCGACTGACTTTTTTAAAATTACTGTTGGGTTTCCTAGCACAATGACAGGACTCATGGCTTTGTATCGGCAGAAACCCTAGACTTTTGCCCGCTAGAGCCGACTCTTTTTTTGCGGTACTATACTACCCACACCCCGAAAAGCGGTCTGCGGTTAGTAATATATATATTATAGGAAATTAATGGATCCACCCATGGATGAAGATCTTAAAGATTTAATTGCAATGGTGTTTTATGACGATGGCACAAAGAGTGTGTTTATAAACATCACAGGCTTTAGAAATGCACTGCACGGCAGAGATGTGTCTGATTATATATGCAATCAATTGAACATAGACTTAATGGATCTATACGGTGAACAACCAACAGTACACTAATGCAAATAACTATTCCGTACAGCCCACGAAAGCTGCAACAAGAAATACATACACAACTGAGCAAACATAGGTGGGCGGTACTTTCAATCCATCGTAGGGCTGGCAAGAGTGTGATGTGCATTAACGAGCTTATCAAAAGAGCTTTGACTAATGATATGTGGAACCCCAGGTACGCATATATAGCTCCAACTTATAAGCAAGCAAAGAGCATTATATTTGATTATTTAAAACTTTATGCTGGTGTAATACCTGGAACTAAATTTAACGAACAAGAATTAAGCTGCACATTTCCAAACGGTTCTAAGATTGTATTGCTTGGTTCTGAAAACCCAGACAGTCTAAGGGGAAACTATTATGATGGTATCATCTGTGATGAGTATGCACAGATTAATCCACGGTTGTTTCCTGAAGTTATCAGACCAGCTCTATCAGATAGAAAAGGTTTTTGTTACTTCGTTGGCACACCCCAAGGAATGTCTAATGATTTTTATTCTAAGTACCAACACGGACTAAAAGATAAAACGTGGTACACAAAAATAGCAAAAGCATCTGAAACAGGCATTGTTGATGAAGATGAATTAGACGCAGCTCTTGAGCTGATGGGTAAGAATAAATACAGACAAGAGTTTGAATGTGATTGGGTAGCAGCATTAGAAGGTGCTATCTATGGTGACGTTATTGAAAAGATAGAAGATCGAAAACAAGTTGGCCGTGTACCTTATGATCCGACCTACCAGGTCAGCACAGCATGGGATATAGGCATATCAGATAAAACGGTTATTATATTTTTTCAACAAATTGGCAAAGCCATACACATTGTTGACTATTATGAAAGCAGTAACGAAGGACTGCCCCACTATATTAATTTAATTAAAAGCAAAGATTACGTTTACAACAACCATTACGGCCCACACGATTTAGAACAACGTGAGTTTACAAATGGAAAATCAAGACGTGAGATTGCATACGAGCTAGGCTTACGATTTAAAATTGTACCAAAACTCAGCATAGAAGATGGAATACACTATACACAACTGTTGCTTAACCGTTGTTGGATAGATGTCGATAACTGTAAGAAACTGATAGATGCCTTGAGGAACTATCACCGCAAGTTCAATGACACCTTGCAAACCTTTAATTCTAAACCCGTACATGATTGGTCAAGTCATGCAGCAGATAGCATGAGAGTTTTAGCTGTAGGTTTAGAAGAATTACGAGATGACAATCAGATTAAACAACAAACAGCTGACAACAGCTATAACCCATTAGGAATACAATGAGTATATTTAAAGCACCAAAAATGCCACCTCCACCAAAACCAAAGGTGATGCTGACACCATCAGGGTCTATGGCAAAAGAAGATCCTAAAGTTCAAGAAAAAAGAAGGCGTGGCAAAAAATCAACTATACTGACATCAAACAGTGGATTGCAAAACACAGATGATGATTCATACAAACCAACATTACTAGGATAAGGATAACATCATGGCTACTAAACCAGGACTATACGCAAACATACATGCAAAACGCAGAAGAATAAAAGCTGGCTCAGGTGAGAAAATGAGAAAACCAGGATCACCAGGGTCACCAACTGCTAAAAACTTTGCACAATCTGAAAAGACAGCAAAGAAACCAAAGAAAACATTAATGGGTTAATTTTATGACAAATAAAAAAAAGAACAGAATGGACATTAGTGACGAAGAATTAGATAAAATGTATTTAGATTTTCTTGATAGTTTAGGTGGAGGCTCAAAAAAACCAAGAGGTATGAGTGATGCTGAATACCAAGAACTTATGAAAAGTAAAACTAGATTAATGAAAAAAAAATAAAAAAACATTATTAGGATAAGGAGAACACCATGATTAAAAAGAAAAAGAAAAAACCATACGGTAAATAAAAATGGCTAAAGAGTTAACTAAAAGACAAGTACAGACTCTTAAAAAGCACTCTGTCCATCATACAAAAAAACACATGTCATTGATGGAAAAGAAAATGCTTGAAGGCAAAACATTTACATCTGCACATAAAATTGCACAAAAAAAAGTAGGAGCATAATATGGCTCTGAAAAAACACCAGAGTCCTACTGGTGGATTAAATGATGCTGGTCGAAAACATTTTGGAGTTAAGGCTCCAGTAAGCAAAGGAACTAATCCAAGACGTGTTTCATTTGCAGCACGGTTTGCTGGAATGAAAGGGGCTATGAAAAAGCCAGATGGTAGTCCAACAAGAAAAGCATTGGCATTAAAAAAATGGGGTTTCGGTAGTGTTGCTGCTGCACGAAACTTTGCAAACAACAATAAGAAATCATAATTAAGGAGAATACTATGAGTGGAATAATCGGAGGAGGTCGTAACCCAGCACCAGTCAAAATGACACCAACACTGCAAACGACTAAAACTCAAGACATGGCACAAGATGTCCAGGCTGCTAAGAAAAAGAAAAAGCCAGGACAATCTTCATTGATTGAAACAACATCAATGGGCCTTGGTGGTGACGCACCAACTTACAAACCGACTCTTTTAAGCTAAATGAAAAACAAAAACGCAGAAATGCTAGTAAACCGTTTTGCTACACTTAGAACAAATCGGTCAACATGGGAAAGTCATTGGCAAGAAATAGCTGATTACATGTTACCTCGTAAAGCTGACATCACAACACAACGTACTCGTGGTGATAAGAGATCGGAAGTAATATTCGATGGAACCGCCATCCACGCATTAGAACTATTAAGTTCAAGTTTACATGGCATGCTAACTAATGCAGCTTCTCCATGGTTTACATTAGCATTTAAAAATTCCCAACTTACAGAAAACGATGAAGCTCAAGAGTGGCTGGACTCTGTAACAGAGGATATGTATGTGGCATTTAACAGATCTAACTTTCAACAAGAGATCCAAGAGCTGTATCAAGATTTAATCTCTTTTGGCACATCTGCTATGTTTGTTTCCCCTGATGAAAAAAACTTAGTTCGTTTCAATACGAGGCACGTTAAAGAAATATTTATAGCTGAAAATGAAAGGGGACAAGTTGATACTGTATTTAGGCATTTTACAATGAGTGCAAGAGCAGCTGTTAATTTATTTGGTGAAGAAAACGTAGGTGCTGGCATATTAAATAAGTTTAAAAAAGATGTTGATGCAGATGTAAACATACTGCACGCAGTTATGCCTAGAGATACATACGATGAAAATAAACAAGATGCCAAGAACATGCCGTTTAAGTCATGTTATGTAGATCCTGATGATGTTCACATGCTTAATGAAAGTGGATTTAACGAGTTTCCATACGTTGTGCCACGTTATCTAAAAGCAAGTTATGAAATATATGGTCGTTCACCAAGCATGAACGCACTGCCAGACGTTAAAATGTTAAACAAAATGTCTGAAGTAACAATCAAAGCTGCACAAAAACAAATAGATCCTCCCCTTATGGTTCCTGATGATGGCTTTATGCTACCAGTTAGAACTGTGCCAGGTGGTTTAAACTTCTATCGTTCAGGTTCAAGAGATCGTATTGAGCCATTACAAATAGGAGCTAACAATCCTGTGACTGTTAACATGATACAAGACAGACAACTTGCAATACAAAAAACATTTTATGTGGATCAGTTGCTAACATCTCAAGGTGGTAACATGACAGCAACAGAAGTGTTACAACGTAATGAAGAAAAAATGAGATTACTAGGCCCAGTCCTAGGTCGATTGCAATCAGAACTATTACAGCCGTTGATTGAACGGGTATACAATATCTTAGAACGACAAGGTATATTCAGACCAGCTCCTGAAATTTTAGCAGAGCAAAATGTTGAGATTGAATATGTCAGTCCACTTGCCAAAGCACAAAAATCAAGTGATCTTAATTCCGTTATGCGTGGGATTGAAATCTTTGGAGCTATGTCACAGTTTGCTCCTGTACTTGATTATTTGGACTCTGACGGTTTGGCTAAGTATGTGCAAAATGTTCTAGGACTACCAGCTAAGATTATGAAATCTGATGCTGAAGTACAACAAGTCAGACAACAACGACAACAACAAGAACAACAGGCAGCAGAACAACAAGAGTTGATGCAACAAGCACAAGCAGCGGGTGCAGCAGCTCCGATGGTGAAAGCTGTCAATAACTAAAGGAGAAACACTATGGCTGATGAGCAACAAAATCAGAACCAAGAAGATCAAGCAAAAGAACAACAAGAAAAGTTAAACGATTTAATTAAAACTTATAAACTTACATTTGAAAGTGAACACGGAGCAACAGTCTTAGAAGATTTACAAAGACGTTGCCATTTGTTTAGCACAACCAATGTTAAAGGTGACTCACATGAGTCTGCTTTTATGGAAGGTCAACGTGCAGCAGTTTTGTTTATTATTCAAATGTTGAATAGGAAAATATAATGGAAGAATTAAAACAATATTTTTTACTATGGTGGAACGCAGATAAGAAAATAAAAATTATCTCAGCTGCTGTCGTATTAATTTTAATTTATTTAATCATAACAAAATCAGAACCAAGAAGATCAAAC